GCGCACCGCTGGTCATCCGTCGACATGGCGGGGGGGGGGCGGGGCGGCACGGCCGGGGGGGGCGCTGCGAACCTGAGGGGCGGGGCGGGCTCGGATGGCCCGGTGGCCAACGGCGCGGGCACCGCCGGTTCCGGCGATGGCGGCGCGTCCGTATGGGGTGGTGGTTCGCGGTCGGCCAACGGCGTTCCGTTAGACCCAGCCGCTCCCGGCTCAGGGGGTGGAGGTACTGATGCGGTGGGCGGCGCGGGTGCGCCTGGACTGGTAGTGATCGAATGGTGACGACTATGTGGGCACGAATCGAAAACGGCACCGTGGCCGAAATCACGGACCTGGACCCGGCGGGGCGTTTCCATCCATCACTGGCCTGGATGGCCTGTGGGGCCGGGGTGAAGCCCGGCTGGCTGTATGACGGTCAGTCGTTCGCTGCGCCGGCGCCGGCGCCGGCGCCCACTCACTCAGAGATCGAGGCCGCGCGCCTGCGCGCTTATGCTGATCCGCTGACCGGCTCCGACCGTTATTTCGCCGAGGCGCAGCGCGAAAGCCTGCTCGGCAATGCCGAGGCCGCCGAGGCGGCCAAGGCGCTCGGCCTGGCGCGCTTCGCTGAGATTCAGGCCGAAAACCCCTGGCCGCCCGAATAGGCCGCCCGCCACTCCGAAGCCCTGCCCGTGCGGGGCTTTCTCTTTTCTGGGCTATTCGGAATATCGTGTGTAAAGGATTGATCCCTGCTATAATCTAAATTCGGATTATCGTGTGGGCTCAAGGATCATGGTTAACACCAACACCTATCGGCATACGTTCGTTGCGGTCTGTCCCTCGGACGGTGACTCCATCGTCTATCGGCTTGAAATCAAGGTGCCGAAGGTGATCATGGTGGAGCACATCAGGACAGCCACGGCCCTCATCAAGAAGGGATATCACGAGCAGATCGCCGACGAACTACACCACCGGTTTGGTGGTGAGCAGCGGATTGTTGCCACTCACCAGGGCGTTGAAATTGAAACGCTGCGAGTGACCCAATGATTCACTATCACGGCACACCGGTAGGTGGCACGCGCCAAGACGCGGCGCGCTTTCTATCTGGCCGCCATGCTCTTGTGCCGTTCCCCCGGCCGGATGACGTTGGAGCTGTGTCCGAGCTTTGCCAGAGCTTTGTGTTCGATAACGGCGCGTTCACTGTATGGAAGCAAGGCGGCCAACTCGACGTGGACGGATATGCGCAGTGGGTGGACGACTGGTATCGACACCCTGGCTTCGATTGGGCGCTAATCCCGGACGTAATCGACGGAGACGAGGACGCTAACGACCGGCTGCTTGAGGCATGGCCCGCGCATCTTCCGGGCGTTCCTGTTTGGCATCTCCATGAGTCGCTTTCGCGCCTCCAGCGACTTGCTTCCAGTTGGCGAACCGTCGCGATTGGCAGTTCAGGTCAGTGGGCTACGCCAGGCACAGCTCCGTGGTGGAAGCGCATCAACGAAGCAATGAGCGCCATTTGCGACGAGCAAGGAAGGCCCCTATGTAGGCTTCACGGGCTCCGCATGCTTGACCCGAATATATTCAGCAGGCTGCCTTTTGCGAGCGCGGACTCTACCAACGCAGCAGTCAATGGTGGCAGCATTCAGCGCTTTGGAATGTACATTCCGCCAACCGCAGGACAGCGCGCCGAAGTGATTGCCAGCAGGATTGAAAGCCATAACAGCGCTCATCTGTGGGTGCGAGAGTCTCAGATCGAACTGTCGCTATGACCGACATCCTCGACTTGCCGGACTGGAACGTCCTTACCTCGCGCCTCGACGGCAACACATACACCATCGAGGCGGAATACACCAAGCCGCTCCAGGCCTGCACAAAGTGCGGCGTAGTGGGCAAGCTGTACCGCCACGGCCCCAAGATCGTCACGTATCGCGATAGCCCCATCAGGGGCGCTCACGTGCAACTGGTGGCCAAGGCGCAGCGCTATAAGTGCCGGGAGTGCGGCGGAACGTCCTTGCAGCCACTTGGCGGGGTAGAGACCGAACGGCGCATGACGAAGCGCTGCGTCGAGTACATCAGCACCCAATGCCTGCGCGACACCTTCACGCGCCTGGCCGAGCACGTCGGCTGCGATGAGAAGACCATCCGCAACATCGCCAACGATTACGTCCACTACATGAACACCAAGTTCAGGCCGTACCTGCCTAACTGGCTGGGGATCGACGAAACCAAGATCGCGGGCGACATGCGCTGCGTTCTGACAGACGTAGGCCGCAACGTGCCTATCGACATTCTTCCGCATCGCGATCAGGAGACTCTGGCGCGCTGGCTGGCGACCTTCTCTGACCGCTCGACGCTGTTGGGCGTGGCCACTGACATGTGGCGCCCATACCTCAACGTGGTGAACATGATGGCCCCTGGCGTGCCAGTGGTGATCGACAAGTTCCACGTTGTCAGGATGGCCAACTATGCCGTAGACAAAACACGCATCCGTCGCGGCAAGGCACAAGGCGTCAAGGTCAATAAGGAATGGAAGCGCAGCAAGGTACTGCTCAACAAGAGTGGCGCGAACCTCACCGATAAGCAGGCTTTCAACCTCGACATGTGGCTGGACAATGACCCCGAAGTCGCTCAGTCCTACCAGTTGAAAGAGGACTTCTATGCCCTGTACAACCTCCCCAAGGCTGAAGCTATCCCAGCCATAGACGCATGGGTTCAGCAGGTGAAGGCGAGCGACGTTGCAGCCGACTACAAAGACCTGCTGTCAGCCCTGAAGAACTGGCGACACCAGATCGTCAACTACTTCGACCACCCCATCACCAACGGCTACACCGAAGCTCTGAACGGCATGACGAAGGTCATCAACCGCAACGGGCGCGGCTACACCTTCGAGATCATCAGAGCGCGCGTGCTGTTCTCCAATAACGTCCGTAAAGGGCAATCACCGGAATGGTTCTGCGCGAGCTGCGGCGGGCTGTTCTTTGAGGATGAGCGCGCCGTCTGGATGCCGGTTGAGCCGGGTGATAACCGCAGGAACTGCCTCTGCAAGGAATGCAACGAGCGCTCGATTACACACGCGATGGAGTGGGAAGACACCATCGACTGGGAAGCTGTTTACACCCAACTATCCGAATAGCCCTTTTCTGAGGATCCGTAATGCTCGCAACTCTCAAGCGGGGCGCCCTGTGGTGCCTCGAGATCCCGCTCGCGCTGCTGCAGTGGGCTGTGCTCCTGGTCGTGCGTGTGGCGCTGATCGTCGTCGGCCTGCCGGTGGTCGCGGTGGCGATCCCGTTCGCGGTGCCTGGCCTGTCGGTCAGTGATCTGCGGCCGATCGTCAACCTGCCGCGCTGGGCGTGGCTGTTCGGCAACGACTACGACGGCCTCGATGGCGACAAGCGCTATTGGTGGGCCGACAACTGCGACGCCTACGTGCTGTTCGGCCTGCTGCCGCTGCTGCGCCGGCTCGGCCTGCCGCTGGATCCGCTGCCGGTCGACTGCTGGCTCGCGCGCTGGTGGTGGGCGGCGCTGCGTAACCCGGTCAACAACCTGCGCCTGGTCCCTGGCTTCAACTGCCCGGTGAGCGAGTGCGAGATCCGCCACCTCGGCGCGTACACCGTCGAGGACAAGCCCGGGCAAGGGGGCTGGCAGCTCGTCAGCGCTGCGCGCCGGGGCGGGGTCTCCCGTTGGTATGGCTTCTATCTGGTCGCGCCCTGGAGCGCCACGCGCGCCTTCGTGCTGCGCCTTGGCTACAAGGTCAAACCCGCCCATGCCGGCACCGACGAGCCCGGCAAGGGCATGACGTTCAAGCTCAACCCGGCCAAGGCCATCTAGCCCGCCGTTTCAACGATTACCCCGGAGCCGCGCAAGCGGCTTTTTTTACGCCTGGAGAAACCCACATGGCCGCACTTCGCAAGAACTACACCGTCCTCGTTGCCTTCCCCAAGGGGGGCGGCCATTGGGCGAACAAGGGCGAAAAGCTCGACCTGATGGACGTCGAGGCGCAGCAGCTGCTGCGCGCCGGCCGCATCAAGCTGACCGCCCCCGAAACCGAGGCCGAGGCGCCCGCCGCCGCTGCCACCAAGAAAGCCGCCGCTAAGGAGTAACCATGGCCGAGGTAACCAATTTCGAGCACAACGGCGTCTCGGTCGAGACGACCGAATCGCCCGAGGCGATGGGCGGGCTTGGCGACAATGTCGTCGGCCTGGTCGGTACCGCGCCGAACGCGGACGCGAGCGTGCCGCGCAATGCGCCGTTCCGAATCAACAGCTACACCCTGGCCGCGCTGCTGGATCCGACCGGCGCCGAGGCGGGCACGCTCTACCAGGTGGTGCACCAGATCCTCAAGGTGGTGAAGGTGCCGATCTATGTCGTGGTCGTCGAGGAGGGCGCCCTCGAGGCCGACACGCTGAACAACGTGATCGGCGGCATCGATCTCGAGTCGGGCCAGAAAACCGGCCTGCAGGCGCTGACCACCTGCCAGGAGCTGCCAACCATCATCGGCGCCCCAGGCTTCTCCGACGCGCAGGCGGTGCACAGCGAGCTGGCCAGCCTGGGCAAGCGGATCCGCGCGCGCTTCGTCTTCGACGGCCTCGACGTGCCGGTCTCCGGCCAGGTGACCAACTCCGAGTCGATCGGCGGCGCCGAGCTGGGTTACGACCGGGGCTACATGGTGCACCAGATGCCGGCGGTTTACTCCAAGGCGGCCAAGGCCAACGTGTTCCTGCCGCCCTCGAGCCTGGCGATCGCCGCGCTGGCAGCGGTCAAGCAGTGGGAAAGCCCGGGCAACCAGGTGACCTACGCGGCCGACGTCTCGCGCGTGGTCGAGTACAACATCCTCGACAAGTCGACCGAGGGCGACCTGCTCAACCGCTACGGCGTGAGCTACTACGCGCGCACCACCCTGGGCGGCTTCTCGCTGATCGGCAACCGCACGATCACCGGCAAGTTCATCAGTTACGTGGGCCTCGAGGACGCCATCACCCGCAAGCTGGTCAAGGCGGCGCAGAAGGTCATGGCCAAGAACCTGACCAAGTCGTTCATGGAGCAGGAGGTCAAGCGCATTGACGACTGGCTGCAGACGCTGGTCGCCGACGAGACCATCCCGGGCGGCAAGGTGTACCTGCACCCCGAGCTGAACAGCGTCGAGAAGTACAAAAACGGCACCTGGTACCTGTGCATCGATTACGGCCGCTATGCCCCGAACGAGCACATGATTTACCAGCTCAATGCGTCTGACGCGATCATCGAAGAATTCCTGGAGGACGTCCTCTGATGTTTACCAACCGAGTGCGGCAGATCATCACGGCGACCCTGCAGGGTCTGCCGCTCAACGCCACTATCGAAGACTACGATCCGCCGGCGATCGAGTTTGATATGGAGGAGATGCGCGGGGGCCGCTACATCCCCGAGGAGATGGCCACCGGCATGAAGGCCCTGACCGGCAAGCTGACGCTGCAGGGCGTCGGCCTGCCGATCATGGCGGCCCTGGGCGTGAGCGGCGGCGATGACGTGCTGCTGACCGTGCAGGAGGCCGGCGAGGACCAGGACGGCAACGAGTGGTTCACCTACCACGTGCAGGGCGGCAAGCTGAAAAAGCTCGAGGAGAAGACCCTCAAGATGGGCGACAAGCCGGTGACGGTGCTCGAGATCGCGCTGCGCACCTACACGCGCCTCGAAATGGGCGTGCCGGTGATCGATATCGACACCCGCACGCAGAAGGTCGTCGTGAACGGCCGCGACCTGCTCAAGGGCGCCCGCCGCCTGGCCCTGATGGTCTGACCCTCCCCACCCTCGAACAGAGCCGCCTACGGGCGGCTTTTTCGTGCCCGCAAGGAAACCCGCAATGACCTGGCAACCCGAACCGCACACGCTGCAGTGGCCGATCGCGGCCGAGAACGGCGAGAAGCTGACCACAATCACGCTGCGCCCCTTCACCATCGCCGAATACCGCGTCGCGATGGACAACGCCGGCGACGACGAAGACGACCAGTTCGAGGCCTTGCTGCTGCTGGCCACCGGCCTGCCGCAGGCGGTGCTCGAGGAGATCAAGCGCCCTGACTACGTGACCCTGTCGACGCGGATTCACGAGTACGTGAACCTCCCGGCTTCCTACTTCCTGGGCAAAAAGCCCGAGGATCCCGACGACGCTCCGCTGCTGGTCCCGATCAAGGCCATCGGCCGCGAAGTGGATCGCCTGACCCTGCAGGTGCCGGCGATGAAGGCGACGAAGGTCATGCGCAAGCTGAAAACCCCGGCCGATCGCGCGGACTTCATCAGCTCGCATTGCACCGGCCTGTCGCTGGTGGAAATCACCCGGCTGAGCCTGCCCGACTGGACGCAGCTGCAGGGGCGCCTGAACGATTTTTTGAACAAACCGGCGGACTTCTTTCAGAGCGCGACGTCGACGTGATCTGCGACGTGGTACCCCTCGTTTACCACGTGAGCGAGGCGGAAATTCTGGAGTGGGACGCCGGCAAGGGCTTGCGCCGGTATGAACTGGCGATCGCCCGGTTGGGTGTGAAAAAGGGGTAGCGCATGGCTGAGTCGAAGTATTCCCTGCGGCTCGCCGCTGTCGATGCTTACTCGAAAACCTTCGGCGACTTCGGCAAGAAGGCCGACGAGCTGCAGGAGCAGGTCAAGGCGCAGCGGGCCGAGCTGGACAAGCTCAACCGCACCGCCCGCGATGCGGACGGCTACGCCAAGCTGACCGAGAAGGTCGAGAAAACCACGACCTCCCTGCAGGCGGCACGGGCTGAGCAGAGCCGGATCGGTCGCGAGCACCAGGCCGCAACGGCAAAGGTCGAGCGCCTGTCGCAGGAGTATGGGCAGGCCTCGGCCACCCTCAAGGCGCTGGAAGCCTCGACCGAGGCCACCACGGCGCAGGTCAAGACGGCCCGCGCCGAGCATGCGCGCCTCGGTCGCGAGCTGAATGCGGCCACCGCCGAGGTCAAGAAGCTGGACGGCGCGCAGGATCGCAACACCGCCAGCGTTCGCACGCTCGAGGCGGCGCAGCGATCGGAGCGCAACGAGCTCAAGCGCCTGCAAACCGAGCTGACCGGCGCCGGCGTCGACACCAGCAAGCTGGCCAGCGAGCAGAAGCGCCTCGAGGCGGCGACCGAGCAGGCCAACGCGGCGCTGCAGG